TTATCGCTTATAGCGTTTAAATCTTGGGTATCGCAATATGTATCCACTTGCCTTTGTAGTTCTTTCTTGAACTTAGGTGAGTAGGTTTTTATTGCGTTTAAATATAGTTTCCTATAATCTTGCCAAATCATTATGCATCTAATTTTTCAAGTAACTTACCAGCTGCATTAAATACATCTGTTTGACCTTGTTGACCTGATCTTTGTCTAATTGCAATAAGACCCGCTCTATCAACGTTTACAAAATCACTTGTATAAATGTAGTGCCAATGTTCTTTAGTTTCCATATCAGCATTAGCATCAATAGCTAAAAACCACTTACCATAAGCAGCCATTCCGTTTTCCTCAATGTATGCGTTCTCCTCACTTGCAGATGGTGGATTCCAACTTCTTGAACTAATTACTTTTCCTTGACTTATCAATGAAGCAGCTTGAGTAATACCACTACGATTGATGCCTGTTGTTTTCTTGATTTCGCTTATTAACTCATTAGCTAACTGTACGAATTTATGTACATAATTCATATATATTTATTTATTTGGATTATATGCCCAGTTCTTTAAGGAAATATCCCTTTTAGATGGGCAAGTTTTGTTTACAGGTTGTCCTTGCTCCATATTTTTCATTCTACTAACAAAGCTAATTGTTCTGTTAGCAGACTTTACCTCACTTGCACCCCAATCACCTTTCTTGGTGCTTAAGAGCCTCAAATTTCGGTTTATTGGACTTCTATCTAATGATGCTAACTTTGAACACTCGGTCTTACTCCAAGCCTCTAATTCGCTATAAGACATATTCACAGTATCGTGATACTTTGCGTAAACTTCATCAATAACCTCGCTAAGGTCGGCTTTTAGGTCAACCTTTAAATCAAATAACATATCTATGATGTCTTGACTATTCATTTGGTAGGGTTAATGGTTGAAACTCATCTGGACTTTGTAAACTTGAAGGGATGTATAATTTCTCCATTTCAGTTTGATCTATGTAAGGTGGAATCTCTAATCCCATAATATCCATCTTTTGTTTAGGTGCAATCCACCAAGCCTTATCTAACCATTCTACTTGCTCGGCTTTGTTTGCTTCTAACTCTCCGTAAATAGATGGGTCAAAGTCAACATAAATATCACTATTTCTATATCCCCAATCAGAATGTAGTTTTCTATTCAAGTTATCTCTAATACCAACTAACAAAGGAATCGCACAACGAACTGTCAATGCTTTCTCTCCTTCTCTTTGATTGTTATAAGTCTTGTTATCAGCATCGTTTAATAATTGAGAAGGTACTCCATAAATATTACAAAGTGCTTTCATATCCCACTTTTCACTCTCAATGATGTCTAATTCAACAGGACTTAAACCAATTTGTTTCCAATCTACTTTATAACCACTAACCGCAATTGAATTAAAGTTAGCAGAGCCACCTTTCTCGCTTACTGCTCTTTTAAGTGCTTGTGCTTGTTGTGTTCCACTAATAGGGTCAAAGCGTTCATCATTCATAAAAAGAACTCCAGCTGGACCACCATTCTGGAAGGAAGCAACTGCTGCTGTCTTCGCTTCGTTCGAACGAGTCAAGTTTCTCGCAGCAGCCATCAATGGTGATTGACCATATAGTTGATTCCCAGTAGTATTCCATTGTGGATTAAAGTATTTATCTTGTAATATTTCTTGTTTAGTAAAGTTCCATAGTGGACCATAATTTAATTGGTAACCACTAATAGTTGGAGGGAAGTTTTGAATGTTCGCTAACACGTACATATATTGAGAAGGAAGCACGTATAACTCATAAGGTTTACCATCGTTGTTACCGCCTTCAATCATTTTAGCGTAAACAAAAGAGTTACCTGTAATTAATTTAAACGAACACCAAGCCTCTACGAAATCACCGAAAGTATCTTCCTCGTTTGGATATTTTAATAACTCGTTTAATCTTGCATCACCTGTGTATAATTCAAATGCTTTCTTATGTAATTTTTCTACATCCTTCCAGTTCTCAATCTTATCTGGTTGGCTCATCAAAGCCTTGTATTTCTTTGCTGAAGTTTCATCAACTACTTTGTAAACATGGAATGGAGCAAGTTTTGCTTTATCCGTAATTAATTTAACGATAGAATAAACTATGTCATTTGCAGAATATCCATCACGAACAAAACTAATGTTATCGCCACCTTGCCAAGTTATTATCCCTTGTTGTATCGCAACTTGTCCGTTAAAAGGTATCTGTGGTAAAACTGTTGATAGTTTTTGTCTTTTACTAAAAAAGTCAAGTAATCCCATTATATATGAATTTTAACAAAGTTAGACAATTTATCCTAAAATACCGACACCTCAAATTTAGGCTTGGTTAAATGTGTAAACACGGCATACCTACAAGCATCCATCAAGTCATCGTTTGCCTTTACAGGTTCTTCTATTACGTTATCGTTTTTATCCTTTTTCCATTTGTAAGACATAAACTCCCTTCTTAGGTTTTTGCTATTGTAGTGCAAGTTTATTGGATAAGACTTCATCTTTACAATTCCCGCCCATACATCCTTTTGTGCTGGTTTAATGTTAAACCCTTGTCGGTAAAGTTCCTCAATAGACTTAGGCTCGGCTGCATCCGCATAGATTGTTGCTCGTTCTGGTAGCTTTTCCTTAATCAATCTTGATAGGTCGCTAAGAGTAAGTCCACTTTGATAAACTATTTCCTCAAAGTAGTTTTGTCCTTCATAGTGAGTAACCTTGATAAGTGCAGCTGGATGGACATAACCAAAGTCTAAACCATAGAATACATCCCCATCAGGTGCTTCATCGTATTGCTTCCATTGAGTGTATATGATTTCCTTTGCAGAGCCTCGTTCTCCTAAGCCGTAAACCTTCCACATAAAGTCATCTGGCAAATCCTTGTATTGCTCAATGTTTCTTATTTGACTATCACTAAGATTAGTGATATTGTTTAGGTAGGTAGAATGGATGCGCTTGTTCTTTGGGTTATCAGCTACCTCGTAAACCCAAGAGATAAAGTCGGCTGGATTCCAGTCTAAGAATGATTGTCCAGTTGTACGAATCAAAAGCTGGTCAAACAAAGCCTTACTAATAAGGTTTGCCTCGTTTACAAATAGAATATCCCTTGCTGGTCCTTTTGCTTTGTCTGGGTCTTCTAATCCGAATAACTCTATGTAAGAGCCGTTTTTAAAGGTATAAATGAAATCGGTATATCGGAAATCCTTTTCATCCCAAATATTCCATTGCTCAAGTATGTTTTTGAAATCCCTATAAACTCCACGCTTGATATGTGGTAATGAATGAGAAACGCACGAAATCCTTGTATTAGGTTTGCTTAAAGCTATGTGAATTAGCAACTGAACTACTGAATAGCTTTTACTTGATCTTGACCCACCTTCATTGCATATTATCGGATAACCTTCCTCGTATGCCTTTTTATTGGCATAAAATACAGGTGTAGCCTTAATCTTTAATTGGTTGACAATCTGCATCTGGTTCTATGGTTATTTGCACATTACCCTTTATGTCAGCGGTTATGTCGGTTGTTTGCTTAGGTTTACCTTCTAATCTATCGACTACTGCTTCGTATGCTCTTTGGTCTCCTCTTAATGCTTTACTAATCATTTGCATATCCATCAATTCAAGAACTGTGAAATCTTCATCTTCGCCTGTAATTGGGTTGCGTTTCTTTTGTACTAATTCAAGTAATCTAAGTAAACGAGTCTTTGAGTTTTGAACTCCTTTAGGTCTACCATTTGGGTTACCAGATTGCCCTTTTTCAAAGTGTACTAAGTTATCTATTCCAGCCATTGTATTTCCATTGTTTTTACAAAGATAAGCCACAATTAGGGCAAACCTTTCCTTTTTTAGTATTGTCTATTGCTTTTGGTTCATCATTACTTGGTACTAAGAAGTCAACATTAACACCCCAATCGCTTAAATCTCCAAGTTCCCAATTATCATTTGCTAACATATCCATATCCCACATTCCATAGTGAGTGTTATCAATAACCAGTAACTTTTGCTTTTCTCTTTCGGTTAAGTTAGGCATTTTAATCACAGGCACATCTTGGATGCCTAATTCTAAACAAGCACGATACCTTTGGTTGCCTCCTAAGATTATATTGTTTTCATCTATTATTAAAGGCTTTGCCTCAAGTAACTTTTGGTCTTCTTGAATAGACTTTACCAACTTAGCAAAGTCATTAGCATCAATCTTTCTTGGATTGTTTGGGTTTGGTTTGATTTCGTTGATGTTCATTATCTACCTTGATTTTTATATGGTTTAAATGGTTTGTCTTTAGGACCAGATGTCTTTTTGTACTTTCCTGTCTTTCTTTTACCAAATGTTACTTTGTTTCCGTTGCTAACTTTCGCCATATTTATTTATTAAATCTGCCATATAATCAAATGCCTCCTCCTTAGTTTCTCCAAAAATATAATGCGTAGTGCCATCTATCACAAAAGAATAGCAAGAATATCCAGCTATTATTTCCTCTTTGCACGTTGCGTATATGCTACTTATATCTTTCAATTAGTTCTATTAATTCTGCTCTTTGCCATTTTTTAAGCCTATTATTAACCGCCTCAAACTCTAACTCTTTAACCGCTTTTTCTCCAATCCTTTCTACAAGTCCAATTCGGTACATTGCTTGGTTGCCGTGCTTATACATATTGCATCCAGCACATTGCAAATGGATATTCCATTCGTTGAACCTTAAAGCTGAATAACCTTTAACAGTAAAGTAGTGTCCAGCTTGATTACCATTGTAGCTTCCGCAACTAATACAAGGTAAACCTTCATCTCGTTTCCTTATGTACGCATTAACTACCTTTTGGGTCTTTTCTAACAACTTGGGTAAAGGTATCAATGGCATATAGCAAAATTAGGGTTACTTTTTCAATCTAACAACACAAAGTCGGTTGTTATGCTTGTATCGTTTCTTGTTAATTGGGTTCATATAGGTCATAATCGTTTTGTAATCAGTATGTAAGAACCTTGTTGCCTTTGCTATTGACCTAAAGCAAATCTCCTCTTTTGTATCTAAGTAAATCAATCTTACTTCAATGTTGTTGTCTAATCCTGTCATCGGTTTATAAGTTTATAGTATAAAGTTTTTAATAATTCCCAAGCTATTATTGTTATAATTATTTTAATCATTATAGCTGGTTTTGTAAGTGTAAGTACAAAGAATATCTTTTGCACTCGTTTTTTATAAATAATTCATCCGTTAATCTTTCAATTTCTTGATCTGTTTTGGCATTGACCTTGTAATAAGCAATAACTTTAGCCTTTATCTTTTCAGCTACCTCCTTTGACAAATTAGTTGTGTTTAAATCTTTACGCTTCCAGAGAATGTCAAAAGCCATAATGTTTAGCAATTTCCAATCTTTTTTAGTTGACTTCTCCCAATTTTGGTACAATGCCTCAATTATTTCATCATCATTGATTTTTGGTATCTCAATTGCTGGTGGTTCTACATAGGTCTTTTGTCTTACTTGTAAAGCTATCGGCTTATAAGCTGCCATTACATCCCCAAAGAATTTTGGAGTAAACATAATCGCTTTGTCAACCGAAAGTTTACCCATTGCGTAAAGTTCAAAAGCAACTCCAAATTCTTTTAATTTGTAGTTACCATAGTTCTTAATAACAAATTCGCATAAAAAATGAAACAACTCTATTGTAGGGGTTTGGCATCCGCTTAAAGCAATACAGGTCTTTAGATGTTCTTTTACCTCAATCGGTGAGCATCTACCTACGCTCATTGTTTCTAATGCTGAATAAACTTTTAACTCATCAGGCTCAAGTTTGTTATAGATTTCTAAGTGCAATAGCTTCTCGCTCTGCGTAAGAGAGTTTATGGATTGGGGTAATACTTCGGTTAATAATTTCATCGTTCCAAGATTTGTTGTTTAAAAAGGTTTCTGGATTTTTACGAAATTGTTTGTCTGGTACTGATTGCTTGTAAAGATCAAGATAATTCATTGCATTTTGTCTTTCTTCATCGGTTAATTTATTCCATTTCTTTTTTAGCTTTTGCTTATCTCCTATCTTTTTATCATATTCATTCCAAAACCATTCAAAATCTATATTTATATTTTCATTTATAGTTATAGTTCTATTTTCAGTTTCAGTTTCCATATGCTGAGCATATGCTTCGCTAGTGCTTTCTTTTTTTAGTGATTTAGCATTATTTCTTCTACTTTCACTAAATTTTTGCCTTCTAATGGTTTCATTATACATTCTATCATTGTAGTATAAACCATCTTCAACTTTAAATTTATCCCAAATCTCACTATCATATGCTTTACATATGCTTAACATATCCTTTTCACTTAATTTGCCTTTTTGATGTTGTAAGCACAAAAGTCGAATGTATTTGCCGACCTGTTCATTATCCATTGTAAAAGTGCCACTAAGAAAATCGCTTGTGTAAAATAACACTGCTGGGTCTTTAGCCATAAAATAAAAAAGGCTCTCGGCATCCACCCCAGTAGGATTAGGGTTTCAGCTTTGAGCCAATAAGTTTGAGTTAGGATATCCTACATCCTTTGTACGAAGATAACCTAATTAATCGAATACTGTGCAACTTGCTTCTTATTTTTTAGCTTAATAATGGTTGTTTTTATGTTCATACCATCATTTCTAAGATCAGCTATTCGTGCTGCTAATCTAAAGCATCCGAACTTGTTTAAAGCATCAATTGGGGTTAACTTTTTACCTTTATTTAGGTAGTTTGCGATTTGTGTTGTTTGGCTCATAGTTGTAGGTTTTAAATTTGCGCTTTACGTTATCGCCCAACGGGGGGTTGTTTTAGAATGGTAAATCGTCTTCGCTTTCTTGTTGGTTTACGGCAAATTCCTTTTTAGCAGTTGGAGGGTTAAATCCAATTTGCTTACCTCTGCCACAATAGTTTTTCTTAGCCTTTTCTGCTCTTTCCTCTGGGCTTTGGTTGTTCCATACTGTGTGAGTGTTTCCTTTGTCATCTGGCTCTTTTAAGAAGTCGGTAGCTACGTTTGCGTAGTTTTTGCCGTTCTTAGCTTCTTTCCAGTTAATTTCCTCTTTGCAAATGTTTAGTACAATCATTGTTTTTAGTTTTCGTGTTTATTAATTTGTTGTTGTTCTAATGCTATTTCATTTTGTCTATCTTGTTCTAATTCTTCCTCGTCTTCTTCTTCCCAATCGCAATGTTCTAAACAATCAGGACAAATTCCTACTTCTTCCATATCGGTTTCTGCTCCGCAGCAAGTTGAGTATGGCATAATTAATCGTTTGAGTAGTTTTCAAATACTTCAAATTTATCAGCAATCATTTCGTAAGGAATGTAATCCCTTTTAGGTTGATCTAATAACTCTGGAAAGTATTTTAGTTTATGATTTTTAAGTTCCTCTTTAGCTATATTTAACTTAACTAATATTTCTCTTGCATTGTTAGTGTAGCTTGTGTCAAACTTGTAATTCCAAAACTTAACTTCCTCTCTTAAATCCCATAGTCTGCTTAAAGGTGTCATAGAGTTTGTTTTTTCTTGGTAAATAATTTAGTTATCTCCTTAGCTACTTCTCTTTCTACAATATCATTGTTTAATGCGTAAAGTTGGCTCAATTCGGTTGTATTTACACATAGGTCAATCGCTAACTCTAAGTCATCCACGTTATCGTGAGCCTTTAAGTAAGCTGGTGTTTCCTCTGTTGATTGTGCCATCTCATCTCCTGTGTAAAGTCCACTAAGGTCTTGTGGGAATGCTTTACGAAGGCAAACTGCTTCGCATACTTTCTGTATCATAACTCTGCCCATTTTGGACCATAAACCCATTGGCTTTCCTTCTTTATCTCTTTGAACATATTCATCCCAATAAACTACTGATGTAGCTGCATCGTATCTTATATCGCCTCTAAACTTATATACAGTTAGTTTGCAAGATTCGATTTCGCCATTTTCTTTGTAGGTAATAATTGGTTCGCTTTGTCCACCATAGTTTCCGCTTCTTTCAGCGATAACTCGGAAGCCATCAATACTTGTTTGGATTGTCATTTTTTTACCCCATCCGTTTGGTGTTTTAACGTTCCTGTGGATGCAATAAATCTGCCTTGATAAAGCATCAAGTCCTGTTCTTTGGGCTTGATAAAGAAAGAGTTTAAGTTCGTCAACTGTTGCTTCTGGAGCAATCTGTGATTTTACTAACTCTACTTGATCTTTCGTGTACGAAAGTTGTGGCTTATTAGCCAGTTGTTGTTCGCTCATATTGGTTGGTTTTAGAGTTTAAAATTAACTAGTTTAGTGTTAATAACCAAATTAAACAAGCACATTTAAGTTGAAAATGTCATTTTTTATGGTATCATCGAACTTATTTGAGAGTTGACCTTTAATCTTGGAAATTGAGTGTAAAACTGTGGTTCTATCTCTATTGAACAATTTAGCTATCTCCTCACCACTTAAAGCCGTTTTTTCCTTAGTTAAGTACATAGTCATTTGTCTTGCCAATGTAACTTCCTCGCCTCTATATTTGGACATCATTTGTCCATATTTTATTTGGTAATAATTGCATACTTTCTCGGCAATATTGACCGCATACTCTTTCTGTTGTTCTTTGTCCATTTTTGTTATTTTAATGTTAAATTGTTTATCTAATAAATCCTTTAGTTGATTTATCTCTTTTTTTAGTTCTTTGTTTTTATCTCGCAAAACCTCGATTTCAAGTTCTGCCATATATGTTTTGTGTACTTCTCTCATAATTCTTCTATTTCTTTTTTAACATTATTCCAAAATTCAATTTTAGATTGATATTCCCAAGCAAGTTCAAATGTTTGAATTTCGTCTAATATTTCTTCTACTGCTATTAATGCACATTGTTTAGCTGATTCATCAAAAATTGAAAAATCATACATTTTATTATATAATTCTGATGCTTTTTCTTTTGGTGTCATATTAAAAATGTAAAAGGTTTATTGGGAGCATAAACTCCTCCGTTAATGTATAAAGGTCTAAGATTAGAAAATGATAGCTTTTAAGGATTCTCTTTTGTAAATCGTTCATTCTTGCGATTTTAATTAACAAGTCCTCCTCGCTAATCATTGTTCTTGTATCATCCAATCCTCGCCTCCATTCCGATAAATCAGCCTCAAATAGATTTTGCCTTCCTTGTGCTTGTTTTAGGAGTTCCAGTAGCATTGTTGCTCTTTTGTGCAACTTTAGTTGTTTCTCCTGATAGATTAGTTTGCTCATATTGTTTTAAGATTTTATAAACCAACTTACTTAAGGTTACTCCTTTTGAGTCGGCTTCGGTTTGTAAATTAGTCTTGATCTGTTGACTGACTAACGTTGTTATTAGGGTTTTCATAGATTTCTTTAATGCCTTTTGCTAAGTCTAAACACGCTTGTAGTGTTTCTTTTACATAGCCATCGTTAGGCATAATTAATAATTTAGTTTCTAAAGTGTTGATGTAAAGATCAATTGCGCTCATAGTTAAATGTTTTGAAGGATTGCGGTAATAATAAATGCCACGCATAAAATAATAAATGCGTAAATCGGTTTGATGCTTTCAGCTTGATAGCGTTCGTTTGCTTTCTCTTGTGGAGTTTTTAGTCTGTTCATATTGGTTGTTTTGGTTTATGAAATCAAAGATAGGGTATAAACTTATAACTTTATCAAACAAAGCAAGTATTTTAAATAAATGTGATGAACGGCAAATAATAAGGATAAATGGTATAATTTGACTTATATGGGATAAATATGTGTCAAATAGTGCGTTTTATGACACATTATGTAACATATTGAGTGCATTTATGTTACAATTATATCTAAAAGAGTATAATATTGCACTTTTGCGCTTATTTATATTCAATTGCATCTATTTTGCATGAATTATTAGAAAATTTCATGCAGATTATTATAATTTAGGTACAGCAAGAGTTTATAATTTTGGTAAAAGTCAAGTTATATATTTACTTTTAAAGCCTTAAAGTAAAATAATAGGTTTACTTTGTCCATTATATAAAAAACCACCCTAATAAGACTAAAAGGGTGGCTAAACCTAAGTTAAACCAATATGAATCACAAATATATATAAAAAACCCCACCTTTGCGGGGTGGGGAACTATGAACCAACAACTATTTAGAACCATCTTGCAATGGCACATCGTTTGAATTATCAACCCTTCTGTAACCTTGTTGCCACAAAATATTACATAAAGTTACACTTTTGTCTACAATTGATTCCTCCTCATCTATTGGATTGAGCAAGTGCATACATTCGTGAAGTAATATCTCCAGATGCTTTTTACCCTTTAGCCGTGAGTCAATATACACAATACCATCGCTTTCAGCAATGCCGTGTGCTTGTTCCCTTCCAAGTTTCTTATGTATTACTTTAATTTTCATCTTTCATTAGTGCTAAATCTGGTCTGTCTATTTCTTTAAATATTAAAGTTTCGCCACCTCTTATCTTGCCTAATGTAATCTTAATCTCTTGTTCTAATTGGTGTATTTCTTGTAACTTAGAAACCAACCATTGCTCTTGTTGTAGTGCGTTCAATTTTGCGAAGTTTTTTGGGTATCTCATATTAGAATATTTTGTTTTTATAGATTCTTTTATTTTGAACTGAATAATAACCCTCTACATCCTTTTCTAATATGGCAAACCCTTGTGAATAATTATCAACGTGCTTACAATATTCTACGTTTGGATGCATCAAATGTCCTGTGGTCCAGCAAGTAAATACTTCTTCATCAAATTGATTCTTGGTTGTGTAAGATTGCACTTGATGAACGTGAGAAGCTATTGCCGACTGCTTAACTCTATCGTAAAGGGTTTTAGCTGGGTTTACACCGCTACCCCTTCTAAATGTTGTATCTCCGTGAATGATAGGTAATTTTCCGAACTTAACGTGATCTATGTTTTTAATCGGAATGATGTTAAAAGTATTTAGCATTAAGATTTCCTCAATGTCAAACTTTCCGTTTAACCCTAATAATTCAGGTGCTTTGGTTCGCATATACCTTTCATACCTAAATTCGTGATTCGCATCTAAGTTGTAGTAAATAGGTATTTGAGGAAAACTTGCTCTTATAAATCCAAGCATCTCAATAATAGCCTCGTACTCCTCATCAAACTTTCTAACTCTTGGGTCTTTCTGGAAGTCGCTTAACTGATAGAAATCAACCAAATCACCATTGATAAATAATGAATCAATCTTTTGTTCGTTTAAGTATTTAAAGCAAACATCAATCGCTTTTGGGTCGTGGAAAGGAACTTGCAAATCACTTATAAATCCCATCTTCTTAATTCCTATTGGCAAACAATAAACTACTTTCTCCTCTACCCAAGTAGGTGGCTGAACAAAGTGTGAACCTGTACGCTTAAAATCTTCTAAAAATTGTGTGTTCTTTCCTCTTGATGCTCTATCCTCTCCGACTTTACCTCTGTAATATCTTATCAAGTATCTAACGTTTTCTTGATTGTCAAAGTGTGCAGATTGCTCCTTCATAATCAAAGAAGCTAAAGTGTTTGAGGGCATCCATTGAGGATACTTGGCTAAATAGTCTAAGACTATCTGACCGCTCATAGTGGTTTTGCTTCCACCTTTGTTTTTTGTTGTTGGCATTGGTTTATTTTAGGTTAGTGAATTTAGAATTAAATCCGCCTCCTCCTCTCTACGTTTGACCAATCCATCCAAGCCGACATTCTCCCAAAGTCTTTTGCTTCGCTCTATTTGGTCAGCAATTCCTTCATAGTCAGCTTTAGCAACAAGGTCAACTATTGCCCTCATTTCTTTTCTCCTTTCGCCTTCTAATTTGTTCCCTCTGTTATAAATCATTGAAACCAAAGCACCTCTTGTATCCTCGTTTAAAGTATCAATCTCTGGATAAATACTTTTAGTTAATGCGTAATATTTAGGTAGCGACTTATTAACGAATACATCGTATGCAAAATTGTATGGAATCCTAACTTGTAGAATTTCGCCTCTAAGCATCGTTTTAACCGCCTCACCTTTTATCCCTACTACTTTCCTTAACGCATTGAGAAAGTTTAAATTTAAGCCATCCCAATCGCTAAAGAACTGCTTTTCGGTTACATAACCGCAATCATACCCTAATCCAATTGTTACTCCTGAATCGCCACCAGCCCAAATAGGCTTTTGATAACGCTTCTCGTAAACGGCTCTGCCACCTACTTCGTGCTTAATAATCATCTCAATTGCTTTCTTGGAGATCATTTGTTGGTAAATTTATCTATTGTTGTTAATCCAGCAAAAGCCATAGTCATATAAAATACTAAATCGCCTAAATGGTCGCTTTTAGTTATAACAAATGTTGTAAATAAGCACAAAGCACCAATGGTTGCCAATACCCTTTTATGACTCATTGAGCCAACCTCATCACTAAACATTGATATTATAAACTGCTTAAACTTCATTAGAATTTTTTATAGTATCCAAAAGAATATCCGTTCATTGTAGCCGTTGCCGTATATAAGGTGTTTTTAGCCGTTTTAAGGGCAATTGAACCACCAATACCAATTTGTCCGTTAGAGTGCTTTAAATCGCCTATAAATCCCAAATAAAGCTGGTTTTTTAACTTTGGCTCTATTAACTTGGTAATTGTTATTGTAGGTAAGTTAAAATTGGCACTAAAACCTCTGCCTTGTATCTTGTTTTGACTGATTGTGTCTTGTATGTATGCGTATCCAATAGAATCTATGCGCATAGTATCGGAATAAACCTTTACTTGGTTGTAATCCTTAACGATTGTAATTGTGTCCTTGATTGTGTCTATTAGGTAAATGGTGTCTAAAATGACAAAAGGGATTGAATTTCCCTTTATAAACTTAGTAAAAGTTTTCTGTTGGTAAACTGTGTCGCTTACAATTATAGGTTCACTTTTGGTGTATCGTGCCTCACTTCCGATAAAAAAGATTAGAACCGCCACTAATAGAACGATTACTACCTCTTTCATTATTCTCTATCTTGTTTTTTTTCTAATGCAACAAAAATCTTATTCAAGCTAAGTTGAATATTGTCAAGTTTCTTGGCTATCACATCCTCTTGCTTTTCAACCATATTAACTCGCACCTCTAATTCTTTCAGTTTTAAACTTACTTTTACATAGATGCTAATTAAACCAATTATTATAGCAAGAGCCTGTCCAGCCAAGAAAATTGCAATACTTTCCATTACGCTTCAGTTGATTCTGTTGGTGGATTTTGTTCAGCATTTAATTTACCTAAGAACTGCAATAATGGTAAACCATACGCAGTTGGGATAGTGTTAATGAACGCTTCTAATTCCTTGATTTGTGTTTCGTTTAATGTTATCATAGTTTTTATTTTATATACAAATATAGTTAAATATTCAATTAAATTGCTTCTTCAATATCTTCTTCAATAATTGGCTCTGGAGTAGGCTCTGGTTGTGGAGGTACTGGAGGTACATAATCACCTGTTATTGTTAGGTTAAGTTGTTCAGCTACCCAATCCCAAGCATAAGAATCCACAGTCCATTGAGTGTAGGCTTCTCCTGACATTGTTAAATTACCTTGTGCAACTTGGCTACTTTGTAAACCATCTATATTTTGTTGCATTAAGCAGTAGTAAAATACTGCACTTGTTCCTAAAGATACATTAACTGCATAAGCATTTAATAATGTTGCTTGTAGGTTTTGTCCATTGTCCCAAATTGATACTGGTTGAATTGTTTTCATTTTTATTTTATTTTTATTTTATAAAGGGAATTGTACGCATAAATCACATAATGAATAATAGAATCTAACTGTACTACCACCACCTAATAAATCTCCTTTAGTTAAGGTTATATTATATGTTGTGCTTGGAGTAAGTATGTATCGTTGTGCAATTCCAGAAGTTATTACTTGACCAAAAGAAGTAATTGTTGCACCACTAATACTTTTAGCAGGTTGAGGTACAATTAACATTGAATCATTATTTACAGTACCACTATTTAAACCTGCACTATTAAACCCAACATACAAGTAAACATCAAAACTATAATAGCTTGTGATTGTTCCAGATGTAGAAACAGATGTGCTACCACTTAAAGGATAAACTCCAGTTGAAGGAGTATATACAATAACATTACTTGGAGTTGCAGCTTGTAAATCTTGTTTAACTACTAATTGATTAGATGCCTTAGAAGCGTAAGAAGCATATGAGGTATTTATATATACATAATCATTTGCGTCTGCTTTTGTAATACATTCATTAGAAGTTGGTATAGGTTGCTTTTGAATAAAAACACCTATATTAACCGCATCCCAAAGATTGTTAAAAGTAACTGCTTGATTATTTGCTAAACTTACCCAAGGCATTATAATAAAGTTTTAATAAGTTCTTCTAATTGTGCAATCTTATCTTCTAAGTAAGCAATCTTTGCGGTATGTACTTGAGTATAAGATAGAGTTAAGAAACCATCTTCTCCTTTGATAACTGCACTTGGTAATATTTCTTGTAAATCTTGCGCAAAGTAACCTAATTCTTTTCTACTATTTTTAACATACATTCTTGCAGCAACATTTTCTATACCTTTTGGTTGTTCATAATCTTTTACAAGAATTTTTAATTTACTATCCGAAGTATCAAAGAAGCCTCCTGTTGCTGTAACCGAACCTGTTACGCTTATATTACTTGTTGTAGTAAATGTCCCTGCTACATAAGTATTGCCACCAATATAAAATCTTGAACCATCATTACCTACTAAAACATCACTGCCAACTCCTGAGCCTCTAAAATTACTTAAGAAACCAAAAGCAAAAGATATACTACCATTAAGATTTACTCTATATCCGTTATCCGTTGTAGTACCTATTAATACATTATTACCAACAGGTTGAAGCATTAAAGGATAAGAAACAGCACTATCAATTCTCATTTGTTGAATCCATCCGTGTCCTGTTGTACCATTTAAGCCAAATAACATACCCCAAAGGTTGTTATCACTAAGCATTAAATTACCTGATGCAGTACCTAAAACAGGGTCAGAAGAAGGACTATTTAAAATTTCCACTTTAACTCTAGGGTTAGTAGTACCGAATCCTATTCTAGTTCCACTATCATACATAATAGAATTTCCTAAACTTGTACTTCCTGTCCATTTAGGAACATAACTTGTAGTACCACTTCCTGTTACACCACTTCCTCCACCGCCTCCAATAGTTACCCCGTTAATTTGGAATACCCCGTTAATATTTACATTTCCGTTTACTTGTAAAGCTCCGCCTCCTGTAATTGCAGTTGAAGTGCCTATAAGTACAGTGCTACCATAAGGCTGCATACATATTGGTAGACTTGCAGTATTATTTGAATTTACCCCTTGAAATTCTATATTTGTACCCGCATAAATATAAGCTCCTGTATTATTTGTAGTATTACTTACAAAAATACCATTACCCCCCGCTTTATTAACGTGTAACTTAAATAAAGGGGTATTAGTGCCGATTCCTACATTTAATGAAGAATTAATCATTAATCCTAAAGCATCGCTTGCGCCTCCGTTATAAAATTCTAAAGAACCTGTATTAGTTATTCTTATAGTAGCGCCTCCTGTTTGAGTTGCTCCATTAAAAGTTTGTAAGTATAATCCCGAACTTAAATTATTAGAAGATATAATATTTACTCTTGTATCGGCTGCTTGGGAAATTTGCAAAATAGTAGTAGGATTATTTGTCCCTAAACCTATCCCTACTAATCCGTCTTTTGTAAGCCTCATTCTATTAGCCCAAGTACTGCCATTATAAGTATAAAAGTCTATTCCTGTTCCTGCACTTGTAGCACTACCCGCTATAATACCTGTTTTAGCGGTTGCATCAAAACCAAATTGCAAACCATTATCTGCTTGCGTTCCATCTTGAAAAATTGCTAATCTTCTGCCATTTGTAGAACCAAAAGCAAAAGTAGAATTAGCATTTACACCAAAAGAAAAAGAGTCTATTGTACCTGATATTACATCAAAAGTCTTAGATTGTAACCCGTTAATAAAAACACCATTACCCGTACTTGACATTTCAAACCTATCTACATTATTAGTTCTAATAGTAAAAGGATGATTTGTTCTTGTACCTACATAACCGCTAGAAGTTCCATTATCTGCTACTAATTGAGTCGTAACAGAACCAGTAGTAGATTTTGCAAATATTACACCTCCTGATGCTGCCGAAACTTCTATTGTGTTATAGCTTCCAAAAGTTTCAGGAGAAGTAGTACCTACTCCAAAACTATTTGCAACAGAAACAATACTTGATGTTGTATTAATTCTTAAAGCATTAACATTAGTTGCACTATTAAAAATAAAATAATCATTACCTGCACCTGCTACTTCCCTCATTCCTGCGTACCATTTAAAATCAGTACCTGTTTTATATATTATACCATTATAATCAGTAATTGCATCCCTTGTTAAAAATATACCACCTGCATTTCTATTTATATATAAATCTCCTGTTAATGGCTTAGTACTTCCTGCAGTTAAAGGTAAATAATCCCCTAACGCAGAAGCTAAAGCGTAACTATTGCTATCTACTGAACCATCTGCTTTTAGAAATTGACTTGCAGTACCTCCGCTTTTAATTAATGAAGCAGCAGTAACATTATTTGTAAAAATAGCGTTACCTGTCCAAAATTTATATTGCGCTCCAACAGGTATATTAAAATCCATTTGGTCACTAGAAACACCAAATCCATAAACTACACCTGAAGAAGATGCCCATAATCTTAATTTTAAATTAGCGCCTGCAGTATCGGAAAAGGTATCCCCTAAATTTATTGTTAATGGCGTTGCAGTAGAAGTTCCTGTCCCGATTGCTCCTAATTGGATATTACTTGTAAAAGTCTTTGCACCACTAATTGTTTGAGCAGTACCTAAAGTAACATACCCACTTAAATCAGGTGCATAGTTAGGTATATTTAAAACACCTGTTGTGTTATTATAAGTTGCAGCACCGCTTGTACCTGTTGTTGTTAAGCTAATTGCTGCTCTTGCTAAAGCATCCGTATATTGAGTAATCGTTGAAGCAATTACACCCGTTGTATTGTTGTAGCTTATTCCTGCACCTGCACTTAAAGAAGCTAAAGTAATATAAGCACTTGCATCAACCGAACCATCTGCCTTTAAGAACTGACTTGAAGTTCCACCACTTTTTACTAAAGTAGTTGCGTTTAAAGTACCTATAATAGTTGCAGCGTTACCACTACCACTTGTTTTGTTTATATATAAACCTTCGCCATTGCCACCTTTTGTTATGTTTAAAGCTATTCCGCTACCGCTTGAATGATTAATAGCAAATGTATTACTACCTCCATTTGATGCAAAAGAACCTGTTGCACCTGTAATAACATCAGCCGTTAAATCAAATGTTCCTAAGTTTACGTTTGCGGTTGCACCTGTATATGGTACATAACCACTTAAATCCGTTGAATAATTAGGAATATTTAAAGTGCTACCAATAAGAGTTGAAACACCAGAAGTACCTGTTGTAGTTAGCGTTATTGCATTTTGCTTATTGTTAAAAGTTGTCCAATCTGCATTATCTAAATATCCATCCACTGTGCTTGAAGCAGCAGGAATAGAAATAGCTGGAGTTGTCCCACCACTTGAAACTATTGGTGCAGTACCAGTTACATCAGTTACAAATCCACTCAAAGAAGGGAAAGTTACTAAATCTCCTTCTCCATTTATATATTGAGCGTTTGATCCTGTAAATCCTATATTAATTGTTCCAGCGGTTGTAATTGGTGAACCTGTGATTGATAAAGCATCACCATCTCTTGAAACACCTACACTTGTAACAGTTCCGTTTTGACCATTTGACTTTTGCCAAGTTCCACTTCCGTATAACACCCAATCCCCAACCGCAAAGGTTACAGGACCAGCACCAAAGTTTACAGTTCCAGCTACGTTACAAATGTACATATCCCCAGCATCACCTGTTCCATTAACTAAAGTAGGAGTATTTGTTGCAGCGTTCCAAGTACCTAAATAAGTTACTACACTTGAAGGTAATTGGCTAACTGGAACTTTACCCCCACTATCCAAAGTAGCTACACCATTAGCAGCACCCAATGGAACTGAATTAACAATCCCACTTGTACCTGTTAATACTCCATCTAAATTTCTAACTTTTGCTCCGCTTGATATTACTATTTGATTGCTCATCTTTATTATTTTATTGTAGTAAAGCCCTTACAAATTCACCACTTACCAATGCTCTGCTAAATGTTAAAATACCAGTTGCAGAAACAAATTTAACTTCCTCATCAATTGGAGTACCTGTTGCAATAATATCTTGCACATCAATACCACCTCTTGAAACGTAAAGACAATTGTAACCAATAGTGTCAGTCCAAGTAATTGAAGTTTCTCCACCAGCTGCCGTGTAACCTTTTGTCTTAACTGGATTTGCACCTACTATGATAACTCCTTCAGGGTCTACGCTTGTTCCTGTTGTATTGTATGCTCCGCTACCTTGTAGGCTAATATTATAAGTAGCCACATCCTTTTGAGGTGCGTTTATTGCTAAACTTGATATATTACAAATTCCAGCTATAACAACCAAACCATCAACTCCATTATCCACAACAAACTTAATTTCTATTGGCTCTCTTGCTAATTGCTTGTCTAACATAAACAAATAAGAAAAACCACTCAAAGTAATTAACCCATCACAAGTTACACTCCAAGTAGCTACATCGTTCTTATATTCACGAAACCAAGCACTTGATTGACTTGTTACCTCTTTTTGATCTACGTTTACATTAAACGTACAATTTGTACTACACGCAAAAGCGACATCAACCTCTGGGTCAACATCTGTTCTATGCCAATAAAGCATCACATTATTTCCTATTACTGCTGCCATATTACAAATTTAATCAATTATCCGAATGTTTCTAATATTTCCCCTGCTCCACTAATTTTATAAGCCTGTGCATAAGTATCTGTAACCAAAACCTTCCACCAAAGATTTGCACCATTAAATCCAACAATTAACAACTCATTTTGATAGAAGAAATCTCCCACCGAAGGAACTCCAATATCTGCTAAGTAAACAACATTACTTGTTAAAGGAGCAGCAAGAGCAGCTTCCTTAGTCAAATAAGCAGTAGACCTAAAGTGAGAATAACCTGTAACCTCTGTTGGCAAGTTATTACTATCGTAAATAGTTCTCATTGTGGTTTCTACATTATCTGGGTTAATATCTAATAAAGTAGCTGAAATAACATCATTAGGTAAATCTATTGTTGAATTACCTATTATGTAACTTTTATTTTCAACAGTTATTTGTGCTGGGTCAGTATCGGAAGCCGTTATTCTCATCGCACCGCTAAATCTTCCATCAGTTGTTTCCATACCCATAAAAGAAGCATCCAAATTAATAATGTTTTTATTTAAGCAGTTTGAATATTGCTTAACTACTAATTCACTTAAACTCCTATAAATATCTAAAGGATATTCTTGTCTGTACCAATTCTTTAAGTTTAAACCATTTACATCGCTTAAAAACCCTCTATAACTGAAAAAACCATCGTTGATATCATTAAATCCCAAAGGAAGGTCAATATCTAAAACATATTCATTTGAATCAGTTATAAAACTTTCTGTTGTTACTTGCTTAAAGTATGTTTCAACAGTTAATTGAAAGTTACTTGCTTCAATTGAACCAACAGTTGATTTCCAATAAGGAGCAGAAGCATCACATAATATTAACTCAATAGTTAAATCACCACCAATTGGCAATAATGCAGTAACTAAATCTAAGTTAACTGTTGGTCTTGTTGAATCAAATGGATAAAAATAATAATCGCTACTAAATGTTGTACTTACCCATTGTTTATTTTCATCTAAAAATACTGAACTAATTCCATCATCAACTACTATTTTAAGTATAAATAAAGCATCTGGTCCACTTGCAGGAACTCCTAATCCAGCGACATCCATACTTATATTTAACACATCACTTGTGTTTACTTTAGGTAAATTAATAGGTCTAACTAATGCAGTATAAGGATTTGAAAGCGAATACTCCATAATAAAAGAATTATATCTTCTTTCTGGATATGACTTTACATATATTATTCCATCAACAAATCTTTCCTCATCCCAAGAAAAAGCATTTCCTACTGTTGGACTTACAACTGTGTAATTCTTTAAATCCCAGTTTGTAATATAGTTACTTGGATATTCAATTACTTTATCAAATCTAATCTTATTATACCCTTTTCTTATTAGCTTAAATTGGCTATTGTCTACAAAGTATAAACCACTTGTGTTT